AATGTCCGAAAAGACATCGTTATAGGATTCCAGAATTTTTTCAGATGTATCCTTTTGCGCCATGCCATCACCTTCTTTTCTCTTGTTATTATAGTAGCATATAGATGTGAAATTTACAAGCATTCGCCTTATGCTACGTTCAATCTGGTTGCCTTATAGCAGTCAGCGCACATTCCCTCATGGGTGGCTGCAAACTCTGCCGCCTGCATGATGGAGCCATCTTTCAACTTAACTCTCTTGATGGGCTGATTACAGCGGACACAAATACAGGGCATGGGCGGCTGTTCCTGCTTTTGGTTGGTTGATTTCGGTTTCGGCTGCTTTTTCAGTTCTGCATCCGGCTGTTGTGCAGCATCTTCCGGCAAATCCTCCCCAGCATAGACATACAGGCCAAGGCCAAACATCGCAAGGTTCTTTACCAGACAGCGCATGATGGCCTTGTTTACATCAAACATGGAAGCGGCTTCTACAGTGCGTTCTTCCATGCCGACTTTCTCACGGCGGCGCGTCTGCTGGTTATATTCCCATTTCGGGGTGGTGTAGGTGTAAGGCATAGCTTTCATGGCTTTATTTGCACCATCCAGTACAGGCAGCCACATCTCATGCGAAACGCCCTCGATGGTAACGGATGTATAGACCATGAATCCGGTGATAGGATCATAGACATAGGGCAGACCGTTGAACTTTTTGACCTCATAGCTGGCAGAAGGATATAACTTCTTCACCTCTGCCCAAGCATACGCCCAGCTCACATACTTCAGCTCGGTATTGCCGGACTTTTTGACTTCCAGATGGTCTTTGAAGTCGATAGCAAATAATTTTACGAATGGATTTTCCGTAGCCATAATCAAACCTCCAAGAAAAAAGACGGCAGAGAAGTCACTCCCTGCCGCCGGATACAAGATTTATGCCGCATGAACGATGGTGAACCTGCGACTGCTTACATTTTTGCTGTACCGATTGAAAATATCCGGCTGTTCTTTCTTCAAACGCTGAGAATCCACACGCTTGCTTTCGGAGGATACCCAGGATACCTTGTAGCCCGGTGCTGTGCCATAAGCGGCATCCTGCATTTGCAGCTTGACCTGCTGCTCGATAGCGGTTTTCTCCTGTTCCATCTGCTCGATTTGGTCGGAAAGCTCCTGCCGCTTATCCAGAAGTCCATGCAAGGCACTCAGGTCAGCGGTCTTGTCCCGGTTGTCTACCTCATACATCTGGTTGATCTGCTGGGTGTCACAATCGCAACCGTTGGGAGCTGGAGGAATCTGTGGAACCACATGACGTGTCCAGAAAAGTTCTTCCTTATCAATGAGATCGGAAAGCACCTGCTTATCTGTCACAATCTTGTGGATCACCAGCTCTCTGCCGAAAATCAGAGCAGCTACATACCAGCAGTCGAAGCCGCTGACGGCTAAATAGTGGTCAGCCTGCGCCAGATAATGAGCAGGGATTTTTCCATCAGCCCATTTGTCCGCAGAAAACGGCGAAACCGTCTTGCACTCCAATCCTGCTTTCTGCCCAACAATCAGGCGGTCAAAGTCTGCCAGAAGCAGCGGATGTTCCTCGCTTTGGTAGATAGCGTTTGCACGGCGTACCTTCAGACCGGTTGTTTCGGTAAACCGCTGCGCCACATAATCCTCCAAGTCACGACCCTGCCGCATGGCTTCGTTGTCGATATTTTCAATGGTATCGCTGATTTTATCGTGGTACACCTGAAATGCGGAGCGATAGGGATTCAGGCCAAGGATAGCCCCGGCATCCGTGCCGGTAATGCCGCATTTGCGATAACAGAGCCAATCTTCTTTGGACAAGTTCCGTGTGGATTGATGAGCTGTATCCGTTTACCAACCATCCTTTCAAGGTGCTAGAGGATGATTCGATGGCGCAGACGGTTAAAAGCATCAAGGAATACGGCATCCTTTCTCCGCTGATTGCCCGCCCACGGCCAGACGGTGACGGTTATGAAATCATTTCCGGCCACCGCCGCCAGTTTGCCGCGAGAGAAGCCGGACTGGAAACATTGCCCGTCATTGTGCGGGATATGGATGATGATGCCGCCACCATTTTGATGGTCGATTCAAATTTGCAGAGAGAACAAATTTCACCAAGCGAGAAAGCATTTGCTTATAAAATGAAGCTGGATGCTCTGAAACATCAGGGCGCAAGGTCTGATTTGACTTCCCGACAAGTTGTCGGGAAGTTGGAAGCGGCCGCTTTGGTAGGAAAAGTTTCCGATGAGAGTGGACGACAGGTACAGCGGTATGTCCGGCTGACAAACCTTATCCCGGAACTTCTGGATATGGTGGACAACAAGAAAATCTCATTCAATCCCGCTGTGGAACTGTCCTATTTGGATGAAAAGCAGCAGAGAGCCTTTCTTGAAGCTATGGATAGTACGCAAAACGCGCCCTCAGTTTCACAGGCACAGAAGCTCAAAAAGATGGCACAAAAGGGTGAGTTCACCGCTGAAAAGGCTTCTGAGATTATGGAGCAGGAAAAGAAGAGTGAACTGGACACCGTGACCATCAAAAATGAAATCCTGCGCAAATACTTTCCCCGCAACTATACGCCCCGGCAGATGGAGCAAAAAATCATTCAGCTTCTGGATGCGTGGCAGCAGCAGAAAGAACAAACCAAACAGAAAAAGAAGAAACAGGAAGCCGAACGCTGACTGTCCATTGAACTGCAAGACCCCGATTGGGTCTTTTTATTTTGCAAAATTTTGGAGGTAAAGCCTATGAACAACACGATTCCTTTCAAGAGCACTTCTCGCACTATCCGCTCCGAGCAGATCACTGTGGATGTGAGCATCCTGTCCGTGCTGAACCACGCTGCTTCCCCCGGCAGACGAGAACTGGATTCCAACATCTATCTCGCCGCCATCGCCCCGGACATGGAGCTTAATATCATCATGGAAGAGGATGCTCCCCACATCCTGCCCTGCTTCGATGAAGAAGATGCCACCATCGCCATCAAGGGTGCGCCGCTGTTCATCAGCTACAATCCGGCGCAGGTGCTGACGCTTGCGGGCAAGCACTATCTGACGGGCGCAGTCATTTTCTACCGCACGGACAGCAGCAACCACATTGTTTCGCTGACGGTGGAGGATGTTTACCGCTTCCAGAGCTATCTGGAGATGCAGAGTGTCACGCTGGTGGCAGACGGTCAGGAGCTGGCCTGTATCTGCATTGACTGAGGTGCGCCATGCTGATATTTTTCATCGGTTTCGCTTTCTTCGAGTTCGGCGCACTCTGCGGCTTTTTCGTGGCTGCGCTGATGCAGGCGGCAAGGGATGGTGATGAACGTGCAGGAAGAAGTCGAGCAGAAAACATTCAACATTGTGGTGTCCACCACGAAGCTGACCGCCCGAACGATTCTAAACGCTGGCCGGACAGCACTTCGGGAGTATCAGTCAAAATTACTGGCCGATAAATCAAGCGGCAAACAGAGCGTTCGGATGCTCCTGCGGCAGAATCGCGGTGTGTCCAGCGTGGAGATCAGCAAGACAGGAATCCGCGACTTTGAGCGGTACGCAAAAAAGTATGGCATCGACTATGCCATCCGCAAGGACAACTCCGAAGTACCGCCCCGGTATCTGGTCTTTTTCAAAGCCCCGGACGCAGACGCTTTCAATGCAGCGTTCAAGGAATATTCGGCATCCCTGCTGAATAAAACCAAGCGTCCTTCCGTGCTGGAAAAGCTGCATGATCTGGTACAAGTTGCTGCCGAACTTACCGGAAAAGTCCGGCATAAAGAGCAGGAGCGTGGCCTATGAACACAAAAAAGCTGCTTGCGCTGTATCTGCCCTATGTCCTGCTGGGGCTGGTGGCAACAAACATCGGTGAAGCGTGGCGGCTGGCCGAGGGCAAAGAACTGGGCGATAAAATCATGGCGATGATGGGAACTCTCCCGGTGGCCTTTGCGAACCCTCTGCCCAGTCTGCACCCACTGGATTTGATTATTGGCCTTTCATGCGGCGCAGGGCTACGGCTTGCCGTATATTTGCGAAGCAAAAATGCAAAGAAGTACCGTCATGGCATGGAGTATGGCTCAGCCCGGTGGGGCAATGCCAAAGACATTGAGCCTTTTCAAGCACCCAAGTTTGCGGATAACATCATCTTGACAAAAACAGAGCGATTGATGATGAGCAATCGCCCACCAGACCCGAAGAATGCCCGGAACAAAAACGTGCTGGTGGTGGGCGGCTCCGGCAGCGGTAAGACGCGCTTCTGGCTGAAGCCCAACCTCCTGCAATGCCACAGCTCCTATGTCGTAACCGATCCGAAAGGAACGATAGTTCTCGAATGTGGACAGGCCATGTTGAAGAACGGCTACCGAGTAAAAATCCTAAACACCATCAACTTCAAAAAGTCGATGCACTACAATCCGTTCAGCTATGTCCACAGTGAAAAGGACATTCTGAAGCTCGTGACCACGCTCATGACCAACACCAAAGGCGAAGGCAGTGGCGGCGACCCATTTTGGGAAAAATCGGAACGGCTTTTGCTCACAGCTCTTATCGCCTATCTGCACTATGAAGCCCCTGTTGAGGAGCAAAACTTCGCCACGCTGTTGGAGATGCTCAACACGATGCAAGTGCTGGAAGATGACGAGGAATATCAGAACCCGGTGGACTTGCTTTTTGAGGATTTAGGACAGAAAAAGCCCACTTCTTTTGCTGTGCGCCAGTACAAACTTTACAAGCTGGCCGCAGGCAAAACGGCAAAATCCATCCTCATTTCCTGTGGTGCTAGGCTTGCCCCATTCGACATCCAAGAACTGCGCGACCTCACCATGTACGATGAGTTGGAATTGGACACGCTGGGCGACAAGAAAACGGCCTTGTTTCTCATCATGTCGGATACGGATTCTACCTTTAACTTCCTGATTTCGATGGTATACACCCAGCTTTTTAACCTCTTGTGTGACAAGGCCGACGATGTGTACGGCGGCAAGCTGCCCATTCATGTGCGCTGTTTGATTGATGAAGCTGCGAACATCGGGCAGATTCCGAACCTTGAAAAACTAGTGGCTACCATCCGCAGCCGCGAGATTTCGGCCTGTCTGGTGCTGCAAGCCCGCAGTCAGCTGAAAGCCATCTACAAGGACAATGCCGACACCATCGTGGGCAATATGGATTCGCAAATCTTTCTGGGCGGCTCGGAACCGTCCACGCTGAAAGAGCTGTCCGAAATGCTGGGGAAAGAAACGATAGATTCGTTCAATACTTCGGATACGCGCGGCAACAGCCCCAGCTACAGCACATCGTTCCAGAAACTTGGTCACGAATTATTGAGCCGAGATGAGATTGCCGTGCTAGATGGCGGCAAGTGCATCTTACAGCTGCGCGGTGTGCGCCCATTTTTGAGCGATAAGTACGATTTGACCCAACATCCAAACTACAAGCTCACTTCCGATTTTGATGAAAAGAACCGATTCGATATTGAGAAATATCTGAACCGGAAAGCAAAAATCCACCCCGGTGATGAGTTCATCGTGGTGGACGCAGATTCACTTCCGTCTGCCTGATTCGGTAGGCGGTTTTATTTTATCCGGCCAGAGAGGTACACCAGCAAGCCAGCTCTCGCCGCAGTTTGCGGCTCAATTATATGTCGGCTTCAGGTGTGTACGGACGGCCTACAAGTTTCATTTATAAGGAGAAACGACTATGGAATTTTTTAACTCTGCTATCGAAGTTCTTCAGACTCTGGTTGTCGCTCTGGGTGCTGGCCTCGGCGTTTGGGGTGCTATCAACCTGCTGGAAGGTTACGGCAACGATAATCCGGGCAGCAAGAGTCAGGGCATGAAGCAGTTTATGGCTAATTAAAGGGAACAAAAAGAAAGGAAAAGCACAATCCAGACGGTATCAGCGG